GGCGAGAAGGAATCGTCTCATCTCAGTCTCCTAGATGAACCGGAACAGGACCCAGAGGCCCGCTCCAGCAAGTAGATTGGGGTCGGAGAGGTCACGACCGTCGATGTCACGGATGCCCGTGACTTGAACCAAGAGGTTGTTGGTGCCGATGTCCACATACCAAACACCACCCGCCGAGGTCAGGCCCGCCTGCTCACCGATGTTGGTGAGGGTGGGAACCAACACAGTCCCGTCCCCGCTCTGGGCAAAGTTCTTGGTCTTGTAGATTTGATCTCTGGAGATGCGGTAGACGGTGACACGACTTCCGACACCGAGTGCGGCTCCATTCAGGTCAGTGGGTGTGCGGTGACAGGCGATCCCGTCGATAGCCGAAGGGTCGTCCCCGGCTTCCGACAAGGTTCCGGCTGCCCCTAGAACAACGGGCTCACCCGCCAAGAAGTTTTCGCCAGCGGTGACAGGGAACGCAACGCGCTCCCCCTCGCACTGGTAAGGCATGAAGTCTCGTTCGGACATCACGGATCTCCCGTAGAAATAAGCGGCACGCTAATTAAGGTCGGCGTGCCAGCGACCTGGAACTGCCCCCCGTGGCAGTACACTTCTATGCGTTGGATCCCCAGAAGCCCCTCCACTCCCGGAACATCACGGATGCCCGGTAGTGACCGTAGAACTTCTGATCGAACGAATCCGAATCCTTGGCACGGTCGAAAGTCAGAGACTTCCTGTTGTTCCAAGTGAGGTCGGACTGCGATCCAGCGAGGAACCACGCCGTCTCACTGGACAGGTAAGGAACACCGTTGACGTGACACGGTGTGATACCCGACCGAGACGTGACCACTGTCGAGCGGTCATTGTCCGAGGAACCCGACCGGAACTCCGTGTTCAGGAGAACGTGGGCCGTGTGCTGGAGGTTCGGATGGAAGACCAGTTTGGACTGCTGCATGTTGATGAACCGGTCCTCGTCCGAAGTGGTGACGGACGCCTGGGTCATCAGCGATTCGAGCCCGGTGACCGACAGGGCGACGGCGGGCGACAGGATGTTGCTCTGTGCCGTCTGGGTCTTCAGGTTCGAGTGCGTGGAAATGCAGAGTGCCTCTGCTGATCCGCCTCCACCGGCCAATCCGGTGTAGGTCGATCCGGCGAATGCGTCATTGACCAGCGACCATGCCAGTCGTTCCTGGTGGTCACGGGCCGAGTCGCCGAGGTCCGCAGGCATCTGGCTGATGATGTCGTGCTGATCGTCCTCCGACATCTCCATTGTCACGCGGAAGCCGAGGGCGTAGGTCGTGTGGACCGTTCGCACTCGGATACCGGAGACCGGATCGTCGAAGCCGACCGGCGTGCCTTCTGCCTTGGTGTGGAAAGTGCCAAGCCCTGCGACACGCATCCCGTCCTCGTAAGCCTTCGTCGAAGTCTTCGTGTTGAACAGGAGTGTGTACATCAGGTCGATCATGCCGAAACTCTTGAAAAAGATGTCTTTCTCATCTCTTTCCAGGAGTTCAGGATGGTTGAATGTAAAGGTTCCCATCTTTTACTCCTAAGTCACAATCGTGTTCAGCTTGGCCACAACCCAATGGGCTGTCGCACCACTTACTGACGTAGGACGCTTTTGGCTGTCCAGGATTTGAGTGATTGTCATGGCGTTGCCACCGATGTCAAACGAGAAGTCCCCGTTCACGGCTCCGCTCACGCCACCCGGATTGGTGTCATCGCGCCACAGATCGCAAGTGGCTCCGATAGTGACAGAACCCATCGTTCCATTACCTGCCGGACCGATGTTGGTGTCATCACCACTTACCACGTTCCGAGTGATGAACTCGGTATCCGGGTCAATGCAATACACCGGGCAAAGCAGACCATCTGCGTCACCCGTCGTCTGGTTGCCTTTTTTCGTCTGGAGAACTCCAGCCGAAGATGCTGCGGCGATGTAGACCAATCCCAAGTTGGGATCTGCCGCGCCGTCGGGCGTGCAGTCGATGTCACCCGATGCTGCGGTGATCTCGACAACCTCCCCCTCCTGCCACGATGTGCTTGCCACGGCCGCGGTGGTGTTTGCACCCACCGGCAGCGAAATAATCCTGGCGTGCCCACCGCTACCGGAGATGAAGGGCATGATGTCTCGTGCGCCCATCTGTTTCTCCTTTATTCAGAATGTTCCGTTCTTACTATTCCAGAGTCCGGGAGAGAAACTTCGACAGTATCGCGGTCGTGGTTGAATGTTGTCTGATGACCGCGCATGGCGAAGCGGGTGGGCCCCCGGTCGCTGTACCGCTCACCTTCAAGGTGAGAGGCTCTGTTGACGAACGACTCCTCAGGACCCGCTCGCATCATCTTTGCGTTCTTTTCCAGGTTCTCCATTCGGCGCTGGTGCATCTTTGCTTGCGGCACCTTGACCAATACGAGTTCCCGGAACATGTTGGAAGTGTCGAGGGGTGAGGCTTCCATCCCCTCCATTTTGTTGAAGGCTGCAAACTCGGTATCGCCGCCCTGGACCACATGGCCCCCAAGGACGTGGATCGCTAGAGAGTCCGCGGGTGAACCGCCTTCACGGCTTGGGTTGTTCATCCACTGGTATTCCCAACCCGGCTGTGGGTTGTAGAGATTGAGGCCCGCGAAGGCTCCAACGTGACAGCCGACAACTTGGTCTTCGACTCCGAGATCGGGGTTACGGTTTCCTTCTGAGTCCAATCCTTCGTACCAAGAGAGTTCTGCTCCGCCGCCCAACATTATTGTGTCCCCTTCTCAGCCGCTTTCAGTTTTTCCTGATGGGCGTTGTATTCCTCGATGGAGTTTCCGTAATCGGTCCTGGCCAGCCATTCCTTGGGCTCGATCTTTTCGCCCGTGGCTGCGACCCGTTCCGCGAGGTACTGCTTGAGTTCCTCGGTGACCTCTTCGCCCATCCCTTCGATCCGGCGAAGTCCACCGGTCAGGTTGGTGCGCTGGGTGACGTCGGCCACGATCCCGTCCGTTAGTTCTTTGCGGTTGGCGTCCACGGTATCAGCGTTGGTCTTTTGGGCCTCGGTGCGGAATGTGACCAGTTCGTTGAAGAGTTTGCCCTTGAGGCCATTCACTTCGTTGGTGATGACGTTCCGGTCCGAGAGGGCCATCGCGTTGTTTTGGCGGTAGCCATCGAGGATGACGGCTAGGGGTTTGTCGAACAGTTTGTTCCAGGCTCCTGCGCCGAACTCTGCGTCTATCTGCTGGGCTTCGAGACCGACGAATGCCGAGGTCCCGGAGTTCATCAGGTTGCCGATCAGAGGTGCGAGGGTTCCGAGTTGTTTCGAGACGGCAGCGTTGACCGCGGCTTCGGGGTCTACACCGAACTGGGTCAGGAAATCTTCCTGGTCTTGGGTGTTGGGCTCGGGCTGGTTGGCCGGGGTCCGGGTCTGGTTCATGGACTGAACGACCTGGGCTGTGGTTTCGCCCAACTCTTCGAGTCGTTTGAGGAGTGGGGCTTGGCTCGCTGTGATGAGCGCCGCGGCCGACTCCAGGGTTAGAGGATCTGCGGCGTTGGGGTCTGTGCCGTTACCGGGGGCCGGAGCCTTACCGGGTTCGCCACCTCCGGCGGAGTTTTGATTATCAGGGAACATCGGATCATCCACGGCGCAGAAGCCAATGCTCTGGAGCCGGTCTTGCAGGGTGCGTTTCATCGTTTAAATCCTCTCAGTCCCGTTATCGAGAATTGCCCCACGGGGGGCAGTTGTCAACACTACTCGATCCCCGTGGGGACCGTGTCCGGTATTTCCGGGGTCTCCGCCTGATAGGTCGAGTCGTGGGCCATGTACCCAGGGTCTTCCGCGGCCGGAGGAGTGCGTTGTACCTTTTCCATCATTTTCAAATCCTCGGCCCCCTGGGTGATGAAGGTTTTCAGCCATTTTGCGATTGTCCGGTGAGATTCGGCGTGGCGGAGATCATCCGAGTCCACCGAGGCTTCCAAATGCTCCTGGCGCTCCGCCTGGAGCCAGACCAGCAGGTCCTCCCACCCCTGGCTGCCCAGGACCCAAATTGCCGCCCGCAATCTCTTGGGCTCGGTTAGAAGCTGTTCGTAGGTCACCGGTAGAGGCGTTGTTTCCAGCGGCGAGGCTGAAGACGTATCGTTCGAGGTCATCGACATCTCCTGCTTCCAGGAATCGCATGTGCGATTTGGTCCCGGCGCGAATGCCCTCCATGATGGCTTTCTTGGCCATCGGGGGGGTTTGGGGATTTTCCATAATGGTCAACCCTTGAATAAGAGTTAGCCAGTAGTTTTGGTTCATTTGGCTGACGAGGATGGCGCGTTTCATTTCCGCGTCGGGTGTGTTGCTGCCAGCCATAGCCGCGACGTCGAAAGCGAGAGTTCCTGAGATTGGATCGGTTGGGAAGAGGAAGGTTTCGACCCGGCCAGCGTCGGCTTGCCCGAGAACCCGTTGAAGTTTCCCGTCCTCGTTCGTCTCGAATTGCTGGTAGAGGGAGGCGATGGCTTCCCCGATTCGACTGTATTGGGCCCGGATCAGTTCCCGGGTGGTGCCCTGCATCATTTCCGATTGTTCGAGCATGGCCAGAGTGGAGGTTGCCGGACTGGGATGCCCACCTTGTCTGGTTTCGCGTCCAAGGGCCGGATCGGACATCCCAGTCTGCCGCTCTGCGATGACTTGAACAGCGGTCATTAGGCGCATGTCGTCGAAGGTGGCGGTTGGGAGATTGAAAGCCTCGAAGCTGTTCATGTCCGGGTCGTAGATCAGACTGGATGGGTCGAGGGGTTTGTTCAGGTATTCCTTTCGTTTGGTCTTACCCCAAATTGCGTTGGCCCGGGTCCGGGCGTCGTGCGCTTGGTTGAGCGAGGTCGTCATGGACCGCTGCATGTGTTCGAGTTTCTTAGCGATCCCCGCCGAATGCCCGCGACCCGAGCGTTTTCGATAGAAGACATCGAAGAAGGGTTTGTAGGGGAAGAAGTAGGGTTCGGCGATTAGTCGGATGATCTTGCGCGATTTACGGTCGAGAGTGGCTACGAGGGGAGGACTGGGGGTTCCAGCCCGTTCCGACCCGGGTTTCGGGACACGGTCGTCCTTGAAGCCCATTTGGTCCAACATCGGCCATTCGAGGTGGATCTCTCGGATGTCGTGTTCGGTTCGGTCTTCCGAGAGGTTACGGTTTCTGGTGTCTTCCCGTTCCTTGGCGAGTCGGACGGTTTCCGACGGGCCCTGACCCGCGCCGCCTTGGCCTCGGATCAACTCGATGGTTGGCAGATCCCAAGAGGAATCGAGAGCGGCGAGGTTGCGGAGTTGGGTCCATCGGTAGCGGAGTTCTCGACAGACGACAGGGGCGTCTTGGATCAGGTGGTTGGTGTCCCAGAGGATCTGTTCACGGGGGATGTGTTCCGGGAAAGCACCACGGGAGTATCGAACCTGTTGGGTGCGGAGTTTACCGCCGGGAGGACCGGGCGCGTAAGCCCACCGGACGTCCTGACGCCAGTTGAGACCGAGGACTGAGGAGCCGACAACGGCCATTTCTAGGATCTGATCGTAGGCCGGGAGTCGCATCGAGAAGTCGTTGTTGTTCGCGGCCCAGTTGAGCCAGCGACCGACGTCTTTGACTTCTTGCGTTTGGTCTTCCCGCTCCGTGGAAACCGACCACACCCGTTCGCGTTGCGCGAAGATCGAGGCGTAGGCACGGTTGACAAAGGTGTCCACCATGATCTGGATGAGGGGGACCACGATGTTTGATGCTCCACGGAACGGGACATTCTTGGGACCTGTGTTG